CCTACAATGATGCGCGATTTCAATGCAGTCAAACCTGAACCTAGAGAAAGTGATTTAGTTATGTTTACTAAGTCAGTTTGTGATACTTGTGATTATGAATTTCAAATGAATAACTGTAGGCTAGAAAAAGTACTTAATAAACATGGAACTAAAAGAACATGGTATTGTCCATCATGTGATAATATTATAAAGCAAGATTATGTAGAGAACAAGAAGATTAAGAAGTTAACTAAGATGGAAGACTACACAGATACATCTAAAATAACAGGTGCCGATGTTGCTTACCTTATTGATTATATTATAGTTAACCAAAAATTAAAAAGTGGTTTTAAATACTGGTGTGGCGAAAGTTACAAGAAGAACGATGAACCATGGAAGATCTTAGTAAATAAATTTAGAATGAAGATTAACAAAGAAGGTACAATATATAAGCACATGAAAGATTTAATAAAACTTTAATGTATTATATAGTATAATAAGATATCTTAAAAGAAAAGGATGTATAATGAAACATAAAGAAGAAATAATTAGATGGGCGAATTGTCCAGATGGTACTAAGGTGTGGAATAAAAAGGATGGGTTTGAGTGGAGAACATCAGAAGAACCATTATGGTTAATACATCATGAATACATTGTAGATGATGAATATTCAGAGATTAGAAAAGCTCAAGCAGAGGGTGAGACTATCCTCTATTATGGTAAAGAAGTACCTTATGCTCTAAAATTCAATAGTGGTATAGATAGTTATTCAATTAAGAAAGAGTTTGTTCCAGTACTTAAAAGAAGTAAAGAGACAGGTAAAATATTTTGCTTTACTTCAGAAACTACAGGTACAAATATAGAAACTTGTAAAGCGAGAAATACTTTATACGAAGTTAATAGTGATAAATGGGAAGATATATAGATGAAGAAGCCTGAAGCGCTCTTAGTTGATAGAATAGTTACTATGCTTCAATCAGAGTTTCCTAATACTCCTTATCGTTTTGACCTTGCTGCTGATATGGTAACAACTATTGGGCAAGCAGCAAAGAACAAAAGAATAAATGGTAAGTGGAGTAAAGGTTGGCCTGATTTAATGATAGTAGGGAAGCGTAGAGTACTGTTTTTAGAGCTCAAAGCAACTAAGACAGTAGTTAACTCATCTCATACAAGAACTCAAGCATCGGTCCATTTAAAGATCCGTAAGAAGAAGCATAAGTGTATGTTCTGTTGTGGGTATGAAGAGTGCTCTAAATTAATTAAAGAGTTTTTGACAGACAAGTCATAAAAATCTATCATCAGGAAAGCCAATTGAGTTTTGGGCAGTGATAAGCTGAGACCACATACTTATAAGGGTGGTTAGGCTATAAGACAATTCAAGTCGTAACAAAATAATTTTGAAGCCTCTCCTAAGGGGCTTTGATGTTATTTTAATATAAAGGATAAGTAATGAAATGGATATTTAATCAAGAAGACTGTAATAACTTAGAAGAGTTTGTAGAGACAGAAAGACTAGAGCGTCAGAAGATGGAAGATTTTAAAATAGGTAGGCACCAACTAGCAATGACTACTTTAGATTATGTAATAGTAGGATTAATTGTAACTATACTAATTATCTCAATCTTTATATCTTTTTAATATAATATATTGTATAATATAACATAACAAAGGATAAACATGAAAAAGATTTTATTAATGATAGCATTAACACTTACAGTAAATGCTAATCCACTTGAGTTAAGAATAGTTAAAAGAGTTGATGCTAACACTAAAGCAATAGTTACTTATGCTAACATTGGAAATATGGCAGCATCTTGCGGTAAAGCAAGAGTAGTAATCCATGATTTAATTACTTTAGACGGTATGAGCGATAGACCTGAGATTGATAAAAGTATCAAGACCATTTCTAACTACTTAAAAAAATGTAATAGCAATGGATACTAACTCCCTGACATAAGTCAAAGTAACAAGATAATAAAAAGATAATTAAGGATAATTATGAGTAAATTAGTAAATGAAGAAATGATGTCAGCAGTAAAAAGAAAGAACGTAAAAGATATGTTAGCGATTTTACTTTTAGCAGATGGGAATGAAGAAGGTGCAAAGCTTGTATCTGACGCTGGTAGATTAACTGAGAAGTTATATAAAGATGCTGGTTGTTATGATAATGTAGAAGCTGAAGTAGAAGCTGAAGTAGAAGCTGAAGTTAAGACTGTACCCGCAGGAATTAACCCAGAAGACCCTTTCCAACTCAACGAACTTGATACTCTTATTGCTAAAGGCAAAAAGAAGAAAGCAAAGAAACTTCTTAAAGAGATCCAAGCAACAGGACTTAAAGGTTCAGAACTTAGTAAGCGCAAAGCTGCAGTGAAGGCTCTGTAATGGCAGATAAAAAAATATTAGTAGTTCCATCTACAGAGTTTGCACCAGCTAGAATTCCTTTTGGAATTGTAACAGGCGATGGCGTTGATAACTATGATGGTGATGCTAAACAGTACACTGTTTCTATTATCCATACAAAGAAATCTGCTAAAGAAATGAAGAAAGCAGTGCTTGAATTCTGGGAAGAGAACAAAGCAAGTGGGGCAGGTGATGAGCCTAACAACTTTAAGAACATGGTTAGAACTAAAGATGATGGTACATTAATCTCATACTTTAAAACTACAACCTCATTTGGTGAAGGCAAACCTAATGTTATTGCTATGATTGATGCTAAGAGAAATCCTCTTGATACTGATAAGTACGGAATGATGGGTGGTTCTTCTACAGGAAGAGTAGCTATTGATTTAAAAGTATATCAGCCTGGTAAAAAGTCAAGTGGAGTGTCACTCTTCTTAAAGTCAGTTCAGCTTATCTCATTTGAAAAACTTTCAAGTGGTGGTACAGACGCATTTGGTGAAGAAGAAGGGGATGCATTATCTGATACAGGTTTTGAAGCTGAGAAGCCAAAAAAGAAAAAGAAGAAGAAGTAGATTTCTTCTTAGAGTGGTTAGGTGTATCCTAGCTACTCGAAAGGAACTAAAAATGGATAATGATCAACTTATAATGTTAGCAGAAGAGCTAATTAAAATAGATAACCCTCAAGATATGCAACCCGCTGCTTTTGATTTGTTAGTAAGACAATTAGTTGGTAAATTAGTTGTAGCAATGAGTAAGGTATACAAAAGGAATTAGAATGATAGAAAAACAAATAGCATTCTTTGATGTTGAAACAACACCCACTAAAGTCATGGTAGGTTTCAAAGTCAATGGTAAATATACACAACTTCAGTCAGATCAATCAAAGAAAATTAAAAAAATGTTAGACAAATACATCTGTGTTGGCTTCAACTCAATCAAATATGATAATACTATGGTATCAGGTATGGTCAATGGTCTATCTGCTAAAGAACTATATACAATGTCAGTCCAGATGATTGAAGAAGATATTAAGTATTGGACTTTTGACCAGTATAGATTTGAGAACATTGATATTATGGAAGTACTCTACGGGCAAGGCGGTCTTAAGATGTACGGAGCAAGGTCTCACTCTCGTAAATTACAAGAGTTACCTTATGACCCTCATGTAAAGCATACTAAAGAGATGTGGGAAAATGTTATGACTTATAACAAAGTTGATTTAGATGTTACAGAACTTCTTTATAATCAAATAACACCTCAACTTAATCTTAGAAGAACTTTAGGTAGAGCATTTATGAGTAAGTCAGACCCTCAGATAGCAGAGATGTTATTTGCTTCTGCCTTAGGTAAAACTAATAAAGAGTTAAACAAAGGTAAAAAAGTACCAGAGTATGTTCAATACAAAGCACCTGCTAATGTTAAGTTTGATAAGAAATTAGTCAAGAAGATAGAAACAAGTAAGATTGAGATTAGTAACTCAGGCTCACCTATTCTACCTGACTGGTTTAAAGGTTATCAAATAGTAATAGGTAAAGGCGTTTATAATTTAGGTATTGGTGGTTTACATAGTACCGAGAAGTGTACTTCTATAGTACCAAAGAAAGGTGAGAAATTAGGTAACGTCGATGTAAGATCTTATTATCCTTCAATGATTATTGCGTTAGGTTTATACCCAGAGCATATAGGCCATGATTTTCTTAAAGAGTATACGTCAGTCTATGATGAGCGAATGGCTCTTAAAGATAAAGCAGGTGATAGGACAGAAGAAGAGAAAGCAATCATTGAAAAGAACAAAATGATGATGAATGGCTCGTATGGTAAATTTGGCTCAATCTATAGTTATATGTATGCACCTCAGTTACTTATCCAAACAACGCTCACAGGGCAGCTATATCTGCTACATCTAATAGAAATGTTAGAGAATAAAGGTATCAGAGTAGTATCTGCTAATACTGATGGTGTTGAGGTTGTCTATAAAGATAAAAAGAAACTAGAGAAAGTAGTATCTAAATGGGAAAAGATAACTAACATGGTTATGGAGTATGGTGAGTATAAATCATTACACTCAAGAGATGTTAATGCTTACGTCGCTGTTTATGATGGTTATACTAAAGCAAAAGGTTTCTATAGTGATGAGACTTTACAGAAGAACCCTGTGTATCCTATAGTTATCGATGCTGTTAAAGCATACTTACTTAAAGGTACTAAGGTTGAGGATACTATCAATGCTGAAACTAAGATTGAAAGATTTTGTATCTCCAGAACAGTCCGTGGCGGTGGTAATTATGTGAAGCTAGGTAAACATTCAGATGAATATTTAAATAGACCAGACCGTCCAAACAAGGCCCTTGACGTACGTGATTATAAGTATCGTATTGATAACGGTAAGAAGTCTTACTTAGGTAAAGTAGTTCGTTTCTATTACTCTACTAAAGGTGGTGTATTATCTTATGTAGGTTCTGGTAACAAGGTTCCAATGAGTGAAGGTGCTAAGCCTATGATGGACTTAGTTGATAAGTTACCTAAAGATTTAGACTATAAAAAGTACTATGCTTTAGCAATAAAACATATTGAAGAAACAGGGATGACTTATGAGTAAATTTAAAGGTATTGTAATAGATGCAGACTCACTCATATTTGAGTGTACTGAAACTAAAGCAGAGAAAGCAAGTTACTTTGTTAATGAAGAAGGTTATATAGACGAGAGTTATAAAAAACCTCTCAAACCTTTCTTGATTAAGTTTGAAGCTAAAGTAAAAGAAATACAAGATGAGATATTTGCTTCAAGACCTGGTGAGTTTGAAGACTTCTTACCTATCAAGATCTGCTTCAGTGACCCTAACGGTAACTTCAGATATAACTTATTTCCTGAGTATAAAGCATGTAGGTCTGCTGATACAAGGTCTAAAGAGTTCTTCAGATTAAGAAAGAAGTTACACAAGATTTATGGTTACACTCCAGGTTTTGAAGCAGATGATATTGTAGCTCACTATGTAAGAGATAAAGGATACTTCGGTGCATCAATGGATAAAGACTTATGGAAAGGTGTTTCAGGAACATGGTTTAACACGCACTTCATGCACCGCCATTCTTTCTATACAAACCCTGAAGAAGCAAAGAACTGGGAGTTGATACAAACACTTACAGGTGATGCTGGTGATGGTATTATAGGTCTCAAAGGAATAGGTGAAGTTAAAGCTGCCAAACTACTTGATAAATATGGTTGGGATATGAATGGTGTTATCAAAGGCTACGAAGAACACGGTCGTGATAGATATGATGCTATATTAAATAGAAGATTAATAGGTATGGATCAATATAATGGTGAACTTAATCTATTCTTAATGTAATATACTGTATAATATTAATTGAAAGGATTAAAATGAACACAGCAATGAAAACAGCATTTATATTTGCTGAAGCAAGTCATTGTAAACGTAATCAAGTAGGCGCTGTTATATCCACAGATGGGAGAATTGTTTCCACAGGATATAATGGTATGCCTTCAGGGTTTACTAATGAATGTGAGAAAGATGATGCGACAAAAGATTTAGTCATTCACGCAGAAGCAAATGCAATATTATTTGCTGCAAAGAATGGTGTTAGCTTAAAAGGTTCAAAGTTAACCTTAACATTATCACCATGCGTCGAGTGCGCTAAGATGATTATTCAATCAGGAGTAAGTCATGTTGAGTATCATGAGGAGTACCGAGTAACAGAAGGTATTAGAATATTAAGAGTAGCAGGAGTAAAAGTATGGAAGTCAGAGTAGAAGAAGTGCTAGAAGAAAGAGGTAAGAGCTATGGTACTTACGCTAGTGGTGTTGTATTTAGAACAGAGTTTCTAGACTCAATTGAAAAAAGAAAAGGTAAGAACCTTAATAATGAAGAACAAGTTATATGGAATGATATTGCAATGAAGTTAAGTAGATTAGCTTTTGATATCAAACATGATGATAGTTGGACTGACTTACAAGGTTATGCTAAAATTATACAAGGGATGCTTAATGAACGCAAAAATTAAAGATATTTCTATTATTATGTCAAAGATAACAGAAGTATCATATAGAAGAAAGTCTACTATTGAAAAAGCAGAAAAACTTATTAAAGAAAATATCTTTAAAGATAAGTATGTAGGTATCTCTGAAAAAAGATTAGCTGATGAGATATATAAAATAGAAGAAATGTTTTTACCTTCAGGAAGTACTTTAAGAACTAAAAACTTTGATACTATTTTTATAGTATTTGCTAAAAAATGGTATTTAAAAAGAGACCTTCCACTTCCGTGGTTCAGAAAAAAAGAAGATAATTCAATTATATATTTAGGAGATGCTTAATGAGCGCAAAGATTAAAAATCATTTGAAGAGTATTAAGGCAACAGTCTTACATGCTACTTCAGAGAAAGACTTAGAACAATTCATACCAGAGTTTGTTTCTATTACATGGATGAAAGAGTTCTCTGATATTGAAGACTTCATGAAGAGTAGAGATTTAACAAGAAAAGACATTGTAGCAGAAACATTCTCAAGAAGAACTTTACCTACAGCGTTAGAAACTATTAGATTAACATTATCTTTAGAAGGTTTAGATATGACTAATGTAACACATATACTTAGGCATAGAACATTCTCTATCTCTTCACAAAGTACTGACCATCATGACTCAATGAAAGATTTAAATATCTTAGTAGGTGATGAGTGGCAAGGCGACTTAAGAAGTAGAGCAATTTATATAACTAAACAACTTGATGTATTATATAAAGAAGCATTAGAAGAAGGTATGTCTTATTACGCAGCAAGAGACTTTGCTCCTAGAGCTAAAGAAACTAAACTTTGCGTATCTGCTTCTATTAAAGATTTAATAGCATTTGTTAATCAAAGAGCTTCAGAACAGTGTCAACCTACTTCAGATAGTATCTTAGCAATGTGGGTTAGAAAGTGTATCTTAGAAACATATCCTACTTATGCTAGTATCCTTGAAAAACAAATGCCGGTTGACCCTGTAGAGCATATCTATATTAATGCTATTACTCATAAGTTTAACTTAAATACGTTTCCACCACTACCTCATCATAAAAAGATCTTAGATGAGCGTAACGTAGACCTCACTGGTATCAAATTTGGACATGACAAGTGTAAGACTGAATATCATGCATACGATGAGTACAAAGCCCTTAAAACTAGTCTAGGGAACACAAAGAAGAAAAAGGTGTATATAGCATCAGGTTGGTTTAATCCTGAGCAACTTCAAGCGTTAGAGCATGTTGAACACTTTATGAAGACTCAATCTAAATATGATTTCTTTGCACCTCGTTTAGATAACAAAGGTGAAGAAGGTTCTAACTGGGACAATGTCATTCAACGTAACTATGATGAACTTGATACATGTGATTATATGATTGCATCAACTGTAGGTAAAGATATGGGTACACTTGTTGAAGTAGGTGCTTTCATAGAGAAAGGTAAACCTGTTATATTTTATGCACCAGGTTTAGAAGGACCATTCAATCTTATGTTAGCTAAAGCAGCAAGTAGAGTTTGTACAACACCTGCTGAACTTCAAGATGCAATTAAAGATCTTGATGTATCAATCAAATATGAAGGAGGTATTGAGTAATGAAGAATATCTATAGGTTGAAGCATATTATTAGATACTCAAATGTAAGTAGAATTACAAATGAGAATGTAGCAGAACATAGTTTTATGGTTGCTGCTATAGTTATTAAGTTAGCTAATAAATATGACTTTGATATAGGTAAAGCAACTGCCATGGCAGTTGTCCATGATTTCCCTGAGGTTTATATCGATGATGTAAATCACCAGGTTAAGAGAGACTACCCTAAAGTAGCAGAAGCTTTAAAAGAAGCAGAGAAACAAATAATGATAGATAAGTTCTCAGAAGTTGAGAGAGCTATCTATACTGCTTATGAGTCTCAAGTATCTGCTGAAGCTCAGATAGTTAAATATGCTGATGTACTACAATGTATTCAGTACGCAGCTCATGAGATCTCTTTAGGTAACAATGGCTATATGCACACAGTAATGTCAGAAGCGACAGCGCTTAAAATCAAATTAGAAAATAGATTAAAAAGGTATGAGAAATGAAAGAAGAAGTATTAGTACAAAGAATTAAAGAGTGGGGCTTTGACAGAAAGATTACAGTCAATGGTAAACCTGCTACGCAAGCAAACAAAACAATGGAAGAAGCTTTAGAGCTTCTTGAAGCATACTTAGAGTGTGATACAGATAAGTTTAAAGATGCTATCGGTGATGTTGCAGTAACATTGATTATGCAATTAGAACTACAAGGTCTTGAGTATCCATGGTTACCTGCTTATCCTGCAGGAGCAACGCTAGACACAATATACCACGTACTCATAGAAACTAACAAGCTACAGAAACAAATCAATCTGGGCGAGCCTGTGGTACCAACAATCGAGAATATCTTCAGACTTCTAAAATCATTTAGTCATAACTTTGAAGAATGCTTAGAATTAGCATACAATGAAATCAAGGACCGTAAAGGTTACTTAGATGAAGCAGGTGATTTCATTAAGGAGGTATCTTATAAATGTCCAAACTGTAGTACATCAGGGAAACCTATAAGAAAACTGATACTAGGTGGATATGAAACATTTTGCGTTAGCTGTAATTATTCGTCGGAAGATACATTAGATTTCATTAATAAGGAGGTATCATAATGTTATCAGCAAAAGATGCACTAGAGCAAATACTAGAAGAAGGTCAAGTAACTAAGTATCGTATATCAAAAGATATCGGAGTTGAGCCTATTGTAATAGATAAGATACTTCAGGATAAGCAAAAAACTTTAAATAAAGTATGCTGCAGATTACTTGAAGAGAGATATAAAGTTGAGGTAGGCTTTGACCATGTGAACATGGAGACTGCTTCATTTAGACAAGCTGAATTACTTAAAGAGTTTAACTTAGGCTATTGGTATAAGACAAATGATATACTACCGATTAAACTATAAGATGCAAAAATATAAAGTATTGTATTATGATAATGAAGGTGAACTATGTTTATCTTCATATAAGTATAAAAGTTTAAATGATTTTGAAGAAGCTTCAGGATTTAAAGGTTTAGAGTTAATAACTAAGTATTAATAGAGCTACCCAAGAAGGGTAGTTCGTTTAAGATTTAAAGACTTACTGAGTCGATGATATATACACACTCATCTCTTAGTTTAGCCCAATCCATTGGTTCAATCATTCTGATTGCATAAGCATCAGTTTGGTAGAGTGAACGTACAGGGTTAGCTGTAGCTTTAGCACCATCTACAATTGGTAGTGGCGTAGTATCTTCTTCATGAATTGTAGAAGTGTTACTTACTAAGAAGCTTGGTACACCACCAGCAATACCTACTGAAGAACAATCAATCAAATAGATTTTGTCATCTGCTACAGTAGTAGAAGCAACAACTGCTTTACCCATAAGTAAACCATTTCCAAGTTCAGGGTATGCTCTGTCGCCAGTAGCTACTCTTAGTTGACCTAATTTTCTTTTGTTAGAGTTACTCATAACCCATACAAAGTCACCATTGATAACTGCTTTTTCAATCTTGTCAAGTGCAAGACCAAGGTCAGTATCAACTTTATCAACTGTTGCACCAGTAGCATTAACTGCTGTTACACCGTTAGCAATACCTGCTGGAGCTACTGCTGTTCCTGCTGATGCTGATAAGAATGCTGTATCAAGAGCAACTGCTGTATCATCAAGAATGAACTTACGAATAAGTGTCTCAATGTTTGGAGTAGACTGTTCCATAATCTCTGCTGTGAATGTACCGATAACTGCAAGTTTCTTTGGAGTCAATGTAATTGAACCAAGTTTAGCTGCACCAACACGGATAGCATTACCTTCACCAACGAAAGCACCAGCCAAGTTCTTAGTTGCAGAAGCAAGTCTCTTAGGTATCTTCAATGAGTTATATCCATCAAATGAATATCTAGCAAGTGGTAAGTTAGCAACTACTGAACTTGGAGCAATAAGATCCATGAATGCACCGAAGCCTTCTTGAACTAATGCACCAGCCCATGCTGCGTCAGTTGTGATTGCTGGGTTCTGAGCACCTTTAGTCATAAATGATTTAGCTGATTTGATAAACTCATCTTTACCATATCTATTATCAATAACTGCTTCGGCTGTAATACCTTTAGCTTTACTGTCTAACATAACTACTGCTGATTTTACAATGAAATCTGATATTGCTGATTTCTCAACAGGTTTCTCAACTGTAACTACTGCTACGTTTGCTTTAACTGCTTTAGTTGTTGCAACTGTTCCAGCTTTAATCTTCTCTGCTTTCTCAAGAGTAGAAATAGATTTAGTTGTTACTTCAACATCATTTGAAAGTCCATCAATCTCAGTCATAAGTTCTGAAGTTGGGTTAGCCTCTAGTTCAGCCATTTTAGCTGTAAGCTCTGTGTTTTTAGTTTTAAGCGTTTCTCTTAACGCTGCAATTTGTTCTGCTATTGTCATAATAGTTTCCTTTTAAGTTTTGTTTTTTTGTTAAGGTAATCAAAAGTATGATTAGTATTCCTTGGTTTAACAAACGTCAACTGGCGTTAATAGAATTATAACATAACTTTTTTGCTTTTAATATTTTAGCCTTGTACTCGCAAGCACCACCTTTCTGGCAAGCAGTTTTAATATTAGTAATAGTTGCTTCACGGTTAGCAGGAATGGTTACAGCAGATAGTTCTCTTATTTCATACTCAGAGAAATGTAATCCACCAAAAGCATTCTCTTCCGCTTTAGTTGCTGCAAAGCCTATAGATAACCCTTTAACAAGATTAGATTTAATCTTCTTATACATTTCTTCAACATAAGAAAGCCCTGTGTCCTTTGCAATGGTGGCCTTGATAAATATACCTTTCTCAGTGACAACAGCGTGTGTGACCTCACCTATGGGCTTAGAAGGGTTATGTTCTTCAAGTAATGGAAAAGGCAAATCAAAAGAAGCACCTTGAGGGTCTATTGTATCCATGTCTGAGTCAGTAGCAGGGGTTGACGCTATACCTGTAAGTTCTCTTGTATCTTCTGAGAACGATTTGATTGTTAATTTACTATATAGTTTTTTCACAGTTTAATCCTTTATACGAATTTTAGTGCTTTACCACCATAAGATATCGTGCCATCATTATGTAAAGCTAGTATTTTATTTGCTGCTATATTGTTCAACAGCAGAGCCTTACCGTCTGTACTTATTGAAATAGACATCCTTGGATTAGCTCCTACGAAACCAGTAATCATTGATTTGTCCCCAACTACTTTCGAGATTATTGTACCTTCGTCACTCTTTATCGCAATTTCTTTCCCATCAACCTGAAGACTTTTGTCTTTGAGGTGAGTAAGTTCAGAAAAGCTTGCTCCATCGGCTGTATATAATCTTATCTTACCACCGGATGTACCCTTCATATTTAGTGTACCCGTCATAGTTCCACCAGATAATGGTAAATATTTTGATAAGTCAGCGCTAGAAGCATATCCTAATAAATCATCTACTATAGCAACTTCCTTACCCTTGTACGATAATATTTTACCTGACTTAGGAGTAATCTTAATATCGCCATCTTTGTTAAATCTAATCACACCATTAGTAGCGTCTAATCCAGAAATAAATGAACCTAACGACGAGTTACCACTTATTTTAATTCCATTACCTTGAGTATTATTTTTCAATATAATATCAGAATATACGGTTAAAGTTTTATTTACTTTAGGTGCTATTTCTATGTTTCCATCGTCTAGCATTTTTATTCCAGAATTAGAAACATAACTAACTAATTCAGTTTTCCCCTTGTAGTATCTCAATGAGGCTTTATTCACTGCCCCTTGCTTAAATACTATTGCAGGAGTATTTGTATCTAAATTTAATTGTCCAGAAAGCGTGCCTCCTGTAAGAGGTAGATAGTTTGTAAGGTGGCTAGGAGTAGCGTAGTTATCTTTCAACTCTTTAGGTGTTACATACCTATCATTATTAGTACCTGCTTTAACATCTACATCCGTTGCCTTATGTACATAGTTATGTTTAAGTATATGCCAATGAGGTGAAGCAGTAGTGTAGTACATATGGTCGCCAGAGTGAATAGATTTTCCTGATAAGTTACCAGTTGTAAAAGTATAGCTGTCAGTGTTGTTAGGCATAAATATTGTATAACTAAAACCTTGACTAGTAACATTTGCAGGGTATTCTAAAGATGCTTGAGGTGTAAAGTTACCTTGAGGATGAAAACCTTTAGTAAGTAAAGATTGATTTGCTTTGTTCTTACCTATTGCTGTAGTGTTAGATGCTATAGATGAAGCATTAGAACTGTGGCCTGACGAAGCTATTGCTTTATTTGCAGTTATAGTTTTACCTATATCTATCAAGCCTTGTTTGTTTAACAAGGTTAAGTTAGTAGCATTAAAGATACCTAGCTCTATCTTATTTAAATGTACTGCATTGATAGCAGGTATCTTATGGTCTTTCCATAATGTTTTAGTATATGGCATTATAATCCTTTCTTAACATGGGAATAAATCAGAACGAGGTGTTAACTGATTTCTTGGGACGAGTGGACAATCATTTGAACCACCAGCATTTGGGTTTACATCTTGAAGTATCTCAACTTGACAAGTGATTTGATAATATTGTTCAGTTCCTGTATTAGTTAAATCTTTAATATTATAACTTGTAATAAATCTAACTACTTTCTTATCTGTAGTAGAACCATAGATAGGCATATCTAAAATGAAACTATCAATACCTTGGTTTAGTTTGCTCCAGAGTATCTTAAAATAGTCCATCTCTTCTTGGTTGACTGTTACCATGAACATAGAAGTTGGGTAGCCTCTATGGCCACGTCGTTGTCTTGTACCATAATCAAATTGGGATCTTACTCTATCATCGCTAGACTGAGAAGAACTAAGTTGCCAGCACTGTGTCATGATATCCGAATACTTAATCATACTATTCCTTTTTGTAATTATATCATATTAAGAGTATATCGAAGAGTCATACTCTACACAAGATACTGTAACTGCATTTTCATCTTTAGGTTTAACTGAAGTGACTAAGTAATCCTTAGCACCTATCTTAACGCAAGAGGTAACATCAGAAACGTGAGGTGTAATCTCATAATGATGGTCATCAATAACATTTACTATCGTAAGAGTGTAAGGTCTACCATGGCTATTCCTCGCAGTAATCTTGTCTCCTGTTTTTAACCCTATTGTCTCATACTCACCTACATCGCCAAAGAACTTAATCTCAATATTTTTATATCCATTGCCATAAATTTGTGCTTGATATACAACGCTATGTGTATCTTGAATAGAAGCATGGTGGACTCTTATCTTATCTAAGAACTCTAAACTGAACCCTTCTATATCTGTGTCAAATGATACGGTCATCTTTCTAGATTGACTTTGTTTCCAGAAGTACTTAACCATTTGAGTTGCTTTAGTTTTATCAGTCACACCGAACAGTTCAATATCATTAGGCATGATTGAAGTACTAGGATATATTACTTCTTCAAGTTCCCAAGTTGTTTCATTTCTGTAAGAACATTTAACACCATCATATTGACTATCTTCATTAAAAGTATACTCTGCTTGGAATGTTCCTTTTAATATATTAGTCTCATCAAACATGTGAATAGCAATAAGATTAGCTTTATCTTCTTTTGCTACAACATTCTGACCTACAGGAAAGATTGAGTACTTCTGAGATTTACAAGTTCTATCTAAAGCATCATAGATAGTTCCTTTAGTTTCAAATACACCATTAACATGTTCAGGCATCGTAGGTAGCAATAGGTCTGAGTTCTTTAAGCCTGCTGAGTAAGTAGGGTTAGTATAAATATCAGTAACTACCTCGTCTAACTTATTACCTTTATCTGTTCTAGTAAAGAAACCATTAATCTTACTTTGACCTTGGTGCGAGATACCATTAGTTGCTTTTGCTTTAACCCATAGCAAAGTTAAATCACCCCACTCAGTTACTGAAGGGGTAGTATATAATTCTTTAACTCTTTGGACTATTAAAGTATCCATAGTATTTGCATCTTCTGATTTAGTATCTACCCATACCCTAACACTTGTAGCACCTTGAGTTGCTATCTTAATAGATTTTCTTAAAGGACTATTTGATTTACCTACCCAGTTCATAGTTGTTTTAGTTAAAGTAGAACCTTTCTTAGTTTCAATATAGCACTCTAAACTAATAAGTTTTATATCACCGTTCTTCATAGTACCTCTAAATGCTTGAGCTACTATATCTACTTCTATATAACTAGAATTAGGATTAATTTCCCAGTATTGTGAAGGTGTCTTATTAACTTCGTAGTTCTGAGGTAGAGCAAGAGTATTAGTTCTCATGACATAGCCAGAGTCTTTAGTAGCAGTAGGTATATCATTAAACATATTTTTATCTATTAGTTTATATTTAACATCATGGCTATTAGTAATCTCTTGGTTACCTATATGAAGTGAATTAATATTATATGAACCTTGACCTATACATAATAATAAGTATAAATACTCTTCATTATTCTCATATACGTTATAAGGTTTCTCTACGTAAGAAGGGTACATCCTAAAAGTACCGTAACCTACAGGAATAGGTGAACCTACTTTAGCTTGGTTATTAGCATTATTAATATTGTATACTGCAGAACCTTTATCACCTTGGTCAAGCTCATGTATCTTAGGTGCAAATATCTTTGCTACTAACATATTTAATGCTATCAATGCTACAGTGTTAACTACCCACGCCCAGAAAGCATTTGTAATAGCAAGTGCTGCAGCAATAGCAGGTTTATGAACTATGATTAGAACTTCATACTTATCAACAGTTCTATCATAATCTTTAACTTCTATGACTTCAGGGTTACCTGAGACTGACCCCACAATCACATCAACAGGTGTATTAAACCCATCAGGATATTTATCTTGTAAGTAACCTATAATAGTATTATCGCCGAAGTAATCAATCTTCTTGTTAACACCATAAATATCTGTTTCTAATATTTTCATGAAATCTCCCTTACATATCTTACTGTGTATTTACAACTTCTTTCAAGGTTAGCAACTACCCCACCTGCAGTATTATCATTATGAAATATATATCCACCAATATACAAACCTATATGAGTACTGCCTAATTGAACAATACAGCCGTCGTAAGGGTCACACCCCTCATACTTAGATGAATACTCATCTACCAGTTCTTTGGCCTTAGAAACGTCAGTAGTGTAGCATATCTCTTTACCTAGCATATCTTGAACAAAGTCTAAACAATTATAATCATCAGTATATCTTCTACCTAATCTATTTGTTGCTTTAATTAATAATTCATTCATAGAAACAATCCTTTAAATCTACTATCATACTTTATCATAGGAAACCTATAATTAAATAAGTCAGCTCTTTTTGCTACTCCTGTAATAGTAGTTTGATTTACTTGAACATTACTTAGTGATAACTCGATAGGAGTAATCTCTGATTGAGTAGAGTTCTCCATAAAGATATAGTAAGTAAGTTTGATAGGCTCATTTGAGTTAGAAGCATAAGCTTGATTGAGATGTTGTATTAACTCGAATGATACATTATCAAATACTATTGATAAATCTTGGTTAGCTGACCCAACCTCTGGTGGTACTAAACCAAAAGGATATGCTTGAAAGTCAATACCCATGAATGACATATTAACATCATTCATAATCAAGTGAACATCTCCTACAAAAGAAGAATGTTTTAATGTTATTGCCTCATAATACCTTGCGGTGTTCTTGTGGTCAGAATATAACTTCCGAAGGTCGTTGCTTATTGCCATTTTAAGTCCTTGATAAACCGTAGCGTTGCTGGATAGCATTACCCACAGCGCCACCTCGTTGTATTTGGTCAACTACTTTACCTATAATAATATCTATCTTTCCATTATTATCTTCTACTTGAACTTGTTGATTACCATAGTTCATAACATTAACCTCAACAGAAGATGAACCGGCTTTAACACCCATCTCACCATTAGACATTCTATGAATAGGTAAGACTGCCTCGTCTCCTACTTCACCTAAAACATTATTACCTACTTTAGTTCTACCATGAAGTACTCCACCATTAGCAAACATAAAACCATTGTCACCCATACCTGAGAAACCTAAAGGAGATGAGAAAGCAGCAATGGCTTTCTGTACAACCATAACTCTAAACATTTGAGTAAGTATCTCTTTGATTACATCACCCATAACATCCTTGAATGACATTGCCCCATCCATTGCTTGTCTAAAGATCTTAGTGAACCCATCACCTATCTTATCAAACGCAAACTCTTTAAGTTTATCATTGATTGCTTTGAGTTCTTTAGTTATAGATTTACTAGAAGACTTTGAAGTCTTACTTAGTTTCTTTAAAGACTTACCTGCTTTACCAGCTTTCTTCTTAAGTTTATCTAAACCTTTACCAAAGTTAGTAGTTGTTCCTGTAGCAGAGTTGATTGTTTCTTTATACTCTTTAAACTTAATAGATATATTATCAACAGCAACCATACCTTCACCCATACTCTTATAAGCTTTATCAGTCTCAGCGGCTACGCCTTTCATTGCTAGTTTAATACGGTCAGCATCCTTAGCATACTTATCCATATGTGGAGCTATCTCTTTTAATGTAGATAATCCTAAACCTACGGCAATCTCACTTCCTATACCTTTCATCTTAGACCCAGCAAGTTTAGCAGATAATCCTATCTGAGCAAAACCTTGAGATACTGTAGATAACATGCCTGCTATAACTACAATAGATTTACCTAAGAACTTCATAGCCTTAACACCGACTCTAGCAAGAGAGGTAATACCATCAGCGCCTACTTTAGCAGAACCTGGTAAGTGTCTACCAAACAATACAACTAAATCTGTTGCCATATTATTAAGTACTTCTAGAGATGGCGCAAGTCTTTCAGTGATGCGTTGTTGTAATCCTTCAAACGCTTTACCTAATCTAGCAGAAGCATCATTAGCATTCTCAATACCTTTAGCTGTTCTATCATTAAAGGTAACACCTAGGTAATCAGCATCTGCTGCCATAGCTTGAAGACCGGTTGAGCCATCTTTAAGCATGTTGACCATAGCAACACCTTCAGTATCGAAGAGTGCCATTGCTATTCTAACCTTATCACCTTGAGATGATAAACCTTGCATAGCGTCACCAATACGACCAAGTTGTTCTTCAGGTTTTAATGCAGCTAACTTCTCAACAGAGATACCTAGTTCTTCAAGAGCACCTTTAGCAACGCCTTTACCTGTAGCATTAACCTCAGATATTCTTCTTACCATTCTTTGAAGTGATGTATCTAGTACTGTTGTAGCAACACCTGTTTGTTCAGCAGCATGTTGTAATCCTACAAGAGCCTCTGTAGATATATTAAGCTTAGAAGCATTCTTAGCTATCTTGTCCATGTTGTCAGAGACAGCACCTAAACCACTAATAAGTTTATATGAGATAAACCCAGCAAAAGCAGTAACAGCAAGTGTACCTACTCTTGATAAACTATTACCAATCTTAGTAAGAGACTTATTCATAGCATAAGAATTCTTATCAAACTTATTTAATGATTTCTGAGCTTTAGCGAAACCTTTCTCGAATGCAGCAGAATTGAGTTTTAAGTTAACCGATATCTCAGGCATTTTACCAGGCATAGTAATCTCCTTTTATAATGTTATATTGTACCAAGTTTTTTACCCCATACTTCGGCAACTGCTTTACCAGTCTCATCAATAATAATTTGAGCTATTTCTTTATGATGAAGTTCAACTGTTTCTTCGAAGAATGGATGTAGTCCTTTAGAGTATGATTTACCACGCCTAGTAAACCCACCTAGCTCTAAAGTCTTGTAATAATATCTTGTAGTAAGACCTACTTTTACAAAACCTTTTCTTTGTCTTCCACGAGTCCTAAGAATACCTATTGATTTAGCAAGGGTTCCTGTACCATTCATAGCACGAGCTCTTCTTCTTAAATAAGTTCTCATCTTACCTGCAGCTTTAGCAAGACCTCTATTTTGTACCCTACGCTGAACATTGAAAGGCAAGGTCTCAAGTAACTCATTAAGTTCTGATATACCTTCAACCTTGAAATCACTCATTGTGTTAATCCTTCAATTAAACCTTGTGGGCCTTTGTTTAAAAGGTTACCAGGCTTGTTCTTGTCGTTCATACTATCTTTCATATTGATATACTTACCCCACTCTTTATAAAGAGCATACGGTGCATCCTCAATCACTGAGATGTCATACACTCCAAGTAGCTCAGCTAACTGAAACATATTGAAGCGATGACTACTTAGTTTCCCTCTTCTTCACCCATACCATTGAGTTCTAAGATCTCATCTAGTAACCCTACAACATCCGAGAATGGTGTAACTTCTAAATCTATAGCTGTACCATCGTCATTTAGTAGACATGCTTGAACTAATGCAAGTCGAGCCTCTGCTTCTTTCTTCTCAGCGAAGAGAGACATAATCTTAAAACCTTGGAGAGTATTCATTTTTACAATTTTCATGTTAATCCTTTTCTTTTAATAAATTGTAAGTAATTATATCATAAAGAAAGGTTAGCTTCGATTATACCGATTTGTTCATCTGTAATAGTAATGTTTAAATTTTGATTGAATTTGTAATCTTTATAAGATGTGCGTTCCAACACATCTAAAATAAAGATTCGATTGTCATTTGAAAGGGAAGAGTCAAAAACAATTCTAACAGGGGGTTTAGTGATGACTATAGGATTATGAGAATTCTCTATTGTAAACAAGGGCGAATGCAAGTTACACCCGAGTAAAGAAAGGGAAAGAACAAACAATAGAAAATGAAACTTTCTCATAACCCTAGCCTCTATTAAAAGAGGTGTCTAGGTTTACTTAGAAGTGTTGCCTCTGCTGTATAAGCAATAGCACCTTCTAAAGGTAAGTCCCACTTAATTGACTTAAGTTTGAATGGTGCAACAATGTTACCGTTTTCTAAAAGGTCGATATCTAAATATCTAACTTTACCATCTAATTCTGCTGCCATTAATTCTTTGTAGTCTTCTGACTTAACATCAATATAACCACCAAGCTGTAATGAACCAGCAGAAGCAACTTGTCCAGGGATAGTTGCTGATGGGTCACAATATGTTGGTACATTAATATCACCAGCAGTATCTGGGTTTAATCCAATTGAACTTACACATAATGTAATAACATCAGATGCTGGATAGATTGTTACTTCGGCGTTAGCGTCTAGTGTTCCTGTAATAGCAGAAGCATCTAAAGAACCTAATACAATATCAAACTCTGTAGCTTTAGGCCCTGTAGCTACAACAAATGTTTTACCGTCTAATGCAGGAAAACCTGTTTTACCGAAGACAACAATGTCACCTTCTTTTGCCGTATTAGTTACAGTAACCTTAGCTCCTACAATAGCAGTTGGCTTAGTAGCCGTTGCTGTAGATGCACCTTTTGTCATTTTGATGATTATTCCTGCTGAACCTTGAGCGCTCATAGTTTATCCTTTGTTTGTGTTTTATGTATTATAACATAAGTTTAATTATTTAGAATACGTGGCACTAAACCCGTAAACAACTCTAAGTCTTGCTTCATCATCAAATGCTTCAGACCCATCTAGTTTAACTAATTGAAGTTTACTCGTTGAGTCCTTGTTCCACATTGAGATGAATTTATCTGCAGCAACTTCAAACTTATTAATAGATTTATGGCCGCCTCCAGCATCTTTGAGGAAGTGGAGTTCTACTGTTAAATACCAGAACTCTGTACAACTGTTCTTTACAGCTTCGTTGTATTCAAACTCGATATGACTAGTACACTTGATGCCATTTGTCATCTCTTCTTGATTATCTTCATTGAAGGTATTAACATATTTAATACCAATATTCTTTGCCCAATGTTCTACTTTTCTATAGCAGTAAGGTAAATGTGATGCCATATTACTTTCCTTTCACGAATGCTTTCCAGCCTACTTGATTACCACCAAGGTAAATAGGATGGACTGACTCAAACACATACTTGTTACTATCTACATGAATAAAGTCAAACTTCTTAGGCGTTACATTAATAGTATCTATATCAATAGTAATAATCTTAGCACCAAGCCCATAAGAGTTAACTACTTCTTCATCTTTAACACCAGCTGTCTTGAAACCTAGTTTAACTGGTTTATGTTTGAATGTAGCGTCAGTACCTAAGAACTTAATAGTAGTTTTAAAACCTTTTTTAAGATCTTCTAGCATTAAACAACCTTTCTTTTATATGTATCTAGCAAGAACTTTGTAGTGTTATCTATAAACTCATTCTCACCAGCGCCTGCCGCTGATTTAGTAGCATAAGCAATAGTACCAACGTCAGGTACACTTATTCTACTTACTCCACCAACATCGCCAGAAGAAGGTTTAGTAGCAAAGTCTAACCCTAAAGTATCAAATACTCTTAATACTGCTGTCCTTAAAGTGATAGGCATAAAGTCAGGAATATATCCACCTTCGTAATCTATCACAACTTCATGCTCTGTGATATGCCCATCAAACTGTATAATACCATTCTTCTCATCAGCATGATACTTTAAGTTATCAGGAGACATTACAATAGTAGCACCTACGGTAAGTGGATATCTATATAATTGAATACTATCAGCATCAACATGAGTAAACTTCTCGTTCTGGCTCTCTGAGATAATACCTCTATCTAGATACGTTTCAATAATACCTACAGCAACTTCGACCGTATCATAAATGATTTGGTCTTTACTGTTATCAGTTTCGAGTAACCCGCATCTTACTCTCATGTTTTCAATTGTCATCATTTCGAAAATTCCTCCAATACTTCATTTAAGTATTCCATAGTCACAAAGTTTTGTGCCTTAGGCTGTTCTACTACAAAAGACTTCTTATATGTTTCTAAGTTATCTTGTAAAGATTTAAACTTCAACTCATACTCTGCTTTAACATTCATCTCAATAGTTTTAACAATAGCTGATAGGTCTAAAGATTTAAGCATATCATCAATACTAACACTATCACCTTTGTCACCCTTGCTACCTCTTGCTGCCATAAGAACATGTTTATCTTTAGTAACTAAGAATGTTGAGAATGACTTGATATAGACCGCACCTTCTGAGTAAGACTTATCTTTATCAAAAGTTCCTTCGAATCTTGTACCTCTTTGAACCATTTCCCAGTCATCGTTATAAGGTGATGGCTCAGCAGCAGTATCTACTAACGCTTTATAGATTTCAGCATTATTATGTTTAACCATAACATCTTTTCTTGTTACTCCTTCTTTCCAGAAGTCAAGAGACTTATTTACTACCTTAGAAAGACCAGAAATGGCCGATTTTACGCCTTCATCATCATACTCTTGTGGAATATCATCTAATCTCTTTTTAAGCTCTGTGTCATCGTATGGTGTTATATCTTCAATTGCTTTCTTAATCTCAGTATCATCATAAGGTTTGATATCTTCAAGTGCTTTCTTAATCTCAGTATCATCATAAGGTTTGATATCTTCAATTGCTTTCTTAATCTCAGTATCATCATAAGGTTTGATATCTTCAATTGCTTTCTTAATCTCAGTATCATCATAAGGTTCTTCAGGTTCTGGTAAAGTAGGTATCTTATCTTCTACTTCTTTAAGCTTAGACTTAATCTCAGTATCATCGTAAGGTTCTTCAGGTTCTGGTAAAGTAGGTATCTTATCTTCTACTTCTTTAAGCTTAGACTTAATCTCAGTATCATCATAAGGTTCTTCAGGTTCTGGTAAAGTAGGTATCTTATCTTCTACCTTTTTAACCTCATCTCTAATATTACTTAACTCTTCACCGACCACGTCAGCGACTATACCTAGCAAGGCTTTCTGTTGTTCTGTCATTTAGTTATCTTTCCTTTAAAAAATGATTTAGCTACTTCTTCATCTACTTTAGGTTCTGGTTCTAGTTTAGGTGCTTCAATAACTTTAGGCTCAGGCTCTGGTTCTAACTCTTTTTCTTGGAGTAACTTGAGCACTGAGATGCTTGCCATCTGCTTTTGCAAGAAGATTTCATTGCCACCAGTCATTGGAGGTAAATTCTCTTTACTTCTTGCTTCATTAGGTGTAATGATACCACCCTGAACACCTTTAGCTAAAGCATTGATACGACTATCAATATCAACTCTAAGTAATGGTGAAACATCTAACTCTACTTTAGAGTTAACAGGTAAATCTAAAGCTAGAGTAAGCGTTTGCTCTATACTCTCAAGTAATGACCCTAGACCTATACTTAACCAGTGGTTGATAAGCTCTTGAGTATTAGCAAGAGTAGCATGAGATAAATCACCTATAATAGGTAAAGGTACTGAGAAACATCTAGCTATCTCTTCAATACTAAATCTAAGCTGTTCTATAACTTGGTTATCTTGGGCAGTTAACTGTAAAGGTTTAAACTTCAACCCACTACTTAGTATAGGTAGTTTACCACTATTCCATCCTGTAGACTCATTATCAAATGCTTCCCTTAAAGTAGTCATCTGGTCTTTAGTTAAATTAAGGTCAGTCTCAAGAGTTCCTGAAGGTCTTGCCATATTATTAAAGAAAGCAAGTTGATTACTATTTAAAGATACTTGTAACCCTGCTGCTAATGCTGCTGCTTTCAAGTCTGACTCACCTATCAATGGATGTCTTGGTGTATGTTGTCTAAAATGAATTACATCTCGTTGAGGTGCAAGATACTGAAAGTCTAAAGCATCACGCATAACTTCATTAATACCTAAGGCATAATAGATTTCGCCTTCGTGCATATAAGCAGAAGATGATTTGGCTGGGAGTATGTGCATACTTGATACTGAGCCATTAATGTAAGACTTAACTACAAAGCATTCTCCATAAAGTTTCATTTGGCCTACAATATTAAACATAAACTGAGACCATGTTTCATAATGATTAGGTTTTCTAAAGAGTTCTAATACTTTAGATGATGTATCTTGTTTGATATCACCGTGAATATCATTCATTATTTTAGGAGTACACTGAGATACTGCATTACAGTATGCTCTGATAGAAGCGTGAATAGTAGGTATTGTTTCTTTATCTACATTACTTTGAATGCCTCCAAGTTGGAAGAGGTCTCCAAAAGCAGCAGTTAAAGGATTACCTGTAGCAACGTCATACCCATCCATATTTCTTGAATGTTGACCTTCCCTTCTTCCGAACATTTTTTGTATGAAGTTCATTTTATTCCTTATACTAAGTTATTAGTTACAGGCTCATTTATAAATCTAATTATACCTGATCCAGCTATTTTATGTGACACTGTAATTACATCGCCTTTTTTCATAGGCGCTGTAGGATAGTCTGAAGCTTGGAAAGATACTGTAAACTTATTAGTATCATGCCCTGAGACGTGGTGTTTAGGTACAACAGTGCCACCGACTTTAACTTCCCACTCTGCTTTTATAGAGTTATAACCTTGGTCATCAGTCAAAGTTACTTCAATCCCATAGCCATTGTAAGTCTTAGCAGAAACGAAGTTAGTATCATCAAAAGGTAGGTTATTAGTAACACCATAAGTTTGGTTATCTGCTTCTACTCCACCAATACTTGTTAACTCTTCAGTAGGGTGTTGGTCATTGTATGACCAAGTAACTGAGTCACCATGACTAAGGTCATTATCTATTATAATAGTTAACACTTTACCAGATACTGAAGCATGAAGTACAGTATTCCCTGTCACAGAGATAGCTTTCTCTAAGTGGTTTGATGCTTGCATATCAGTATCGAAAGTAACTATAATAGTATCTTCATGTGGTGCAGTAACTATATTTGATACAACTTTAGGCAATACTACAGGAGGAACAACGTTACAATTAGTATAAGGCATTGTAATACCTTTCTCACCTTGCATAGGGTCTTCAACTTTACCAGATGCTATCAATGCTTCAGCAGTTGTTCTATCTAACTGAACAAAACCAACTTGGTTGTTTGTCTCTGGTATAGGGCATTTTGCCCATACTGTTTTTACATTAGGCATTATTTACTCTTCTTTTTCTTTTTCTTTTTTGGCTCGTCTGCTTGCGGAGCAGGAGCCGGAGTAGTTTTAGGTTTAACTGGTTTAACAGGATTAGTTGTTGTAGTAGGGTTAGTAGGTGCAGTTACAACTCCATCACTAATAGGTATAGTAGGATCTTCAAACTTTAAAGTGATTGCACCTTCATAAGGGTCTTGAACAGCCTTTGCTTTAAGTAGCTTTCCTGCTAATACTCTTTCAACATCAACGAAACCTAGTTCACCGTTCAACTCATTTAATTTCTTGTAAGCCCAGACACATCTCATACTAGTCCTTTTCGTTTATTATAACATAAGTTTAATTACTAGATCATTTTCGCTTAATCTTAGTTTAATGTATTATATAGTATAATAGTACATATAAGAAGAAAGGATTACTATGAAAGCAAATAAAGTAGTATACGAGAAATTGTTAGATAATACATAT